TTCTGCTGGTCTTGCGGGTCCTGCAACATCGGGCGGCAATACTTCAGCCGGTCGGCCTAACGCTTTTTCGGTGAAACCGCGAAGCGCGTTAGCTAAAGCTTTTTCTCTTTCACTTCCGATTTGCGTTATTTCTTCTTGCGCCATCTGTTGCCCACGCATACCGCCGAGCGAACGAAGGCCAGCGGCTAGATATTCAAGCGGGTTAGGGGCAACGTATATATTCCCCACCATGCGGCCTTGCGGAGCTTGGTATTGAGCTTGCTGGCCGTAGCGTAATGCTCTTTCACGCGCTAGTTGCAGTTGTTGTTCGTAGTCTGTCATGATTACCTTTCAAACAAACTAGGGAATTGTTTGCCAAGGAAAGCGCCACCCAAAGAACCACCGCCAGCAACCGGAAGCTTGGCAATTCCCATACCTAACCCAAAAATGCCGCCCAACGGGCTAGAGGCTTGCTCGGCGTTGTAAGCGTTCAATTGTGCGCCGTATTGAGCATTAGCAGCATTCAGGTAATCAGGGCCTTGCGTAGCGTTTTGCAGTGCAAATTGCTGGAACTGAGGCGCTTGCACTTGGTTGCCAGAGCGTAGCGCGTTAATCAGGTTGAGCGGTCGGTCTTGCAGATAAGCCTGTTCTTGAAGCGCCGCCGCACGGTTAGCTTGGTCAAGACTGATACCCTGCATTGCAGCTTGCGTCATCAGATCATTAGCTTGCTGGTTTTGCATCGCCATCTCACGCGAGAATGCGTCAGAACCCAAACCAATGCCGGTATTAGCCAGCCGTTGCCGGGTGGCTTCTTCTTGCGCTTGTAGTTGCGGCCTAAGCCTAGCCAAAATCGCATCTTGCGCGGTCTGTCCGACATTTATACCTCTGGTCGGTAGGCCGCTAACGTCTAGCTCAGGGTTTTCAAATATCTGCCGAGCGCGGTCAAAACCAAGGTTGGCAACCTCGCCGTATTTCCGATTGAGCGCTAGTTGCTCGTCAAGTGCGGCCTGGGCTTCCGGGGTCAGGTTGGTGTATTGTTCCCATGCGCCATCATCATCGGTCGGTCTTTTATAAGTCAGCGAACCCCAGGGAGTGTATTGATTTATGCGGTTCGCTTTAGTAGCGTATTTTGCGGCCTCTAAATTGCCAGCCGCCGTTTGTTCTGCCGCGCCGCGATAATCTGGCGGGGGTGGCGCGTCTCCTTTGCCGCCCTCTAAAGTTACAGGACTGTAGCTTAATGGGCCAATTTTACGAAACGCATTTATCGGCAAATCAGGCTGGTCATGAAAGTACCGCATACTTTTTCCCTTTAATATATTTACATTCGTCCTTGAACATTCGGAACAAATATATATCGCCATCAGGGATAGCCTGCGCTAATGTGGATTCTAACGCAAACCCCATCTGCCTGACAAGGCTTATACATTTTTCGTTCGTTGATGCTACCGGAACCGTGATTCTTTTGACGTTTAACTGATTGAACGGGTAATCATAGATTATTCCAAGGAACTTTCTGTTCGCCCAGTTTCCTTCACCAGCGATATGGCAAAAGATGTTTGTTCCAGAGTAATCTTCATAAACCACGCCAGCGTTTAATTTTCCGTCCTTAATCTGGCCGATAGCAGTGCCGCGTCTAGGCGTCCATTTGCCGCCTGCTTTTTCAAGCACCCATTGCCCGACTATTTCGGCGTCAAAGCACAGAGTTGGCAGGCTGGTAGACATAATCGACATTGGTGAATCGTACTTCTGCCCCGTTATTTTGCACTTTTAATCTAAGCGCGGCAGAGTTTGCCACCGCGCCAACAGTATTCCAGCCAGTCGTCGAGCGTAACCCGCCGCCCCAAACCATCGTACCCCATGTCATTGAACTCCACACCATACCCGTAGGCGCGACAAAACTTAACGTACCTTGTGGGTCTTGTGCCAGATAGTTTGTATTCAGTCCATATAACGCAGTCGGGTTTCCGCTTGTTAAAATATACGGGCGCACCATGGTGAAATACTTATTAAATGCCTTATTGCCAAAGTAACCGAAGGCGGTCAGGCAGTCAGATTGAATAGGCGCGGATACGTCAACATTAGACACCCACGCTTTATAGACCTTAGTGTTGTCTGCATAATAAAGCCCAGTCGAAGCACGCAACAACACGTTCGCATTCCAACCGGTGAACTTAGTCCATGCGCCAGTAATTGTGTTTTGTGCGAACTGATACGCCCCGCCGGTTGCCGGGACGTTCAACAGCATCATGTTTTCTTCGGGGAAAAGACACAATTGCCACCCGAATGCTGACGAGAAAGAATTTGCAGCTATTGAGACACTATTCTGTATTTTGTCGGTCAAAGCCACTCGTCTATCGACACTGGCAGACAATAACCCTCTGCCCAAAGGAAATACACCCTCGGTCGTATTAACAGCCAGATCGCCGCCGTATTTTGCCGCGCATCGTCTGCCTAGTGGTCGCCCAAGCTGAAACACGCCGATGATCGAAAAATCACCGCCAGACCCCGGATTGCTTCCCCGGTACACCGCAACCTCTCCGTTGGTCGATAGCACGACAAAGTGATCGTCAGCGCCAGCGCCAGCGTCAACTGTCCACGTATAACAAGCCTGAATTGAGCCGCCATTCCTGAACACGCTTGACAAGTCAAGAGTGCCAGCAGCGCCCCCAACCTGACCAACCGGCAGAAATGCCACCGTCATACTGTTTTTAACGACAAAGTACAGCCGCGACTTAAACACGCAAACATGCACCAAACTGGTAGTTGTAACACCAGTAATCGAAGGCGACGACGCACCATCAATAGCTGTCCAGGTGGTGCCGTTGAATAACTGAGGCTTATCTACCCCGTTGACCAGGTACAGAAAAGACCCGCCAGCGGTCGTCACGTTAGCATCTTGCCATTGCGCCGAAGTCTGGCCGGTAACGACTGCTGCGCCAAGCGTTCCAGCAGTTGTAACGTCAAATATAGACCCGCCAGCCGCAGCAAATAGCTTAGATACGCCTGACGTTGGAAGATACTCAACCAGCGTTTGCACTGGGTTTGTAAAGCCGGTAACGTGGTTTGCGCTACCTTTTCTGATGCCTAAGTAACCCGGATATGGCCACCAGTTTTCAAGAATGGGCGCGTACTGAGCAGGCATGTCGGCAATGCTATCGCGGTCATTTAGACCACCAACCGGGGCGGGGATAGAGGTAGCGCGTGCTGTTGCCATATCAGCCTGGGAAATTTCCGTCTTGAATGTTCCACTCGGTCAATAGAATATTGCGCGGGAATGAGCCGAGTGACAATTTTTGCGCCGATTTGTCCTGTGCTTTAATGGTATCAAACATGGCGCGAAACTCGGAAACGTCAAAACTTGCATCCAAGCCTTTCGCGGCCTTCCATTGCACCTTGAGACCAGTCAGCATCAGCGAATCATCAAACATTGACACGTCTGTGTCAGCTCATCAATCCAGTTTTTCGAGACATAGAAAAACGAAAGGTCAAGGCCGCCAGTCGCAGGGTCAACCTCGACGAAGTTATTCGCTATTCTGAAACGAAGGTTGGGGCCTTGGCTGATGATGGCTGATTTGTATATCTGCCACTCTTGAGTAGTCGCAGGACCTATGAGCGGCCATCGTGACGTTCTGTCCCATTCGGTCTGCGGTATTTGTCTGAGCCAGTCAGTAGGCAGTGCATATTGCGACTGCCCCTGTACCGTTGTGAAGCTGTATTCTTTATTGAGTTTCTGCCACTCATATTGCCGAGAAATGTCACGTCCGAGCCTGTTTGCCAGCGCCAGCAATTGAACGATCTGCGGGTCTGTATTGCCGACAACAAAGCTCGGACTTGGTAATAACCCCAACTCGCCGGTGACTTGTTGTATCAGTTCGAGCAGGGTGTAATTCATTTATTCCTCGACTTCCTCTTTGATTTGTCGTTTGCGTTTGATTTCAGGGTTTTGCAATGAAGCTTTCAGCGCTTCAAATTCTTGCTTGAGCTTTTCGTTTTCAGCCTGCAATGCGCTAATCGGCGCATTCCCTGCCGCAGCCGCTAAGTAATCACGCGCTTTCTTGCGTAATTCCATCCAGCCAATACCAATACGCTGTAATGCAGCATCGTTGACTTCGGCCAAGTTTTCAACAGTGCGAATGCCAAAATACTCGGCTTCTTTACACTGAGACTTGGTTACCTGCGGCCATTGTGACAAAGGCGTTCCGATCACTTCGCCAGCCAGTCCCGCCTCAAATTCACGCCACTGGCGGTTATATTTTTGCTTGTAGTGATCGTCTGCTTTTACTTCGAGAATGTTCAAACGATCACCGGGGTGTTGAATACGAATGAAAGGCATTTCTTTAAAAATAGGACGGCCAGCCTTTTCGCTTTCGTACCTTAGCTCAACGGATTCCATGAAAAACTCTACAAAACTGCCGGATTGAGGATTGCTCATATCGACTTTCTAAAAATGCCCGAAGGCGTTGATAAAACAGGGGCGCGAAGCCCCTGCCCTTAAAACGTAACCCAGTTAAGGTTATTTCGACCTAAAAAACGACCTTGACCAGCAGCCGCAACTGAAAAACCAGCATTGGCAGCTAAAGCGTTAATAGCACCACCCGTTGCCGGATAGACTAAGACAGCGTTAGCCCCAAGGTTTTTCACAGTAACCTCTGCACCAGGTTCAGCCGGGGGCAAAATAACACCAGTACTGGCTGCCGCTGTCGTTACTATGACATGAGCGCCAGTTACTAGGGTTGCCGTGCCTTGAGTTGAACCCGCAGCAGTCACGTTGTCTTGAACGTCGCCACACACCTGTTCGGTTAGTGCAGCAGCCATTCCGACACCCATACACCGTGAAGGGTAGCTCATAATCTACTCCTTAAACAGAAGCAGCAGAGAACCAGCCACGATCACCGGTCGACATTGCGACTGCCGGTGAACGGTATGATCCGCCCGTAGCAGTCACTAAAAACGTGGTGGCGTTGACGGTACATACTGCGGTCGAGGCGGTAATAGTCGCGTTAGCTTGTGCATAAACATAACGACGACCATCAGAGCCAAGAGTTTGAGTACCCAATTGCGGTGCATCTTCTGCGCCAGAAGTGGGGCCAACATCAGCGGCCAGAGTGATGGTATTGAAATCACACCCCAAAACCGGGGAAACGGTAAACGGTGCAGCCATTTTAATTCCTTTCAGAAATAGGGGCTTACGCCCCGTTTATTTAGTCAGTCAGAACGCCTTGATAACGAGGGCCAGAGCTTGTCAAGTTACCTGCCCATCCGATAATACGCACCATTGCGTCTTGGTTGACGGACATACGGTCGCCGCCAATAGGCACAAAGTTACGGTCACGATGGGGACGGAAGAACAGATACTTGGTATTCAGAAAGTACATGCGGTTCGTGTTCAATTGACCACCGATACCGCCATCCAAATACACATCGCAGTTAAAACCGGCACCAAAGTATTTCAGGCTAGTGAAACCGGCACCGGCTGACGTTTCCGAAGTGATACGCTGAATTGCTTGCAGCGATTCCAGATAGAAACGATAGTAGTTATTACCGGCAACGATGATATCCGGACGATCTGCACCGCGCACCAACTGAACAGCAACCCGGTTCATGTACGATTGAATGTTAGCCACAGAAGCAGCAGCGCCGCCGTCAGTGGTAGCATCAAAAGCTACGTTACGCCAGAACGAGAAGTTGGTACGGTTAATGCCGCCGTAACTACCAGAACCGGGCGAGGCCGCTACAGCTAAAGCCAAGCCGGTGATGTCTTTACCGCCGTTGCCCGTGCCGTCAGAGTAAATACCAGCGCTGATATCGTTCATCAGTTGAGCTTCGGCAACCTGAACGCGACCCTCTAGCAAGTCGATGATCTGCTCTTTGCCAGCATTTTGCAGCATTTCCAGACCGCTCATTGAAACAGCAGCGGAATACTGTTTAAGATCAAACTGAGCAGATGAAATAGGGCTGTTCGGGGTAATGTCGATAATGTCATACCCTGAGTACGCGCCAGCATTTTCTGTTGCCGGGTCGTTATACATAATCTCTTGGAGAATAACGTTACCGCCGGAAAACGGCTTGACGTTACCGCGCTCTTTGAGTTTGTATAACAGTGCGTTGTTGTTGGTGGTGTTGTCGGCTAAAGTGCCGGAACGTGATTGAATAGTGGTTGCGACAATGTCGCTTAAACCTGCAAAAGTGGCCATGATCGGCTATCCTTTCAGTTAGAATCAAATTGCGCTGCAATAATGTCCCGCAGCGAACCTTTAGTACCGGGCTGAACCCCACCAGAAACAGGACTAGAGCCTTTTACACTTACCGCAGCGGTTCTCGCTTTTTGCGCTTGTGCTTGCTCTAATGCTTTCTTTTGGGCTTCTGCGCGTTGCTGATCTAACAGGGATTGCCTGATATCTTGACGCATCCATACAGCCATATCGTAGGCTTGTTCTAACGATTGTGCTTTGCCGGTTTCCAGCAAATCTGCCATATCGTTACGCACTGCCTCGAAGTGCGCTTTGTCAGCAGTCGCAAACTTGGTTAATTCGGAATTAGCCCTAGCATGCTCTTGCTGTTGTATCTGATTTTGCCACATTTGTTGCTGATTGCGCAACTGTTGCAGCTCACTCATTAAATAATTTGTTTGCGGGTCGAGTTGTGGCGGTTCCTGCACGTTGTTCAGGTCAATGCCATATTCTCTCGCCAACTGGGAAAAATACTGCGCTTTCGTTACCGGGTCTGATGTTCTAAGAATGGTATCAGCACGCATCAGGGCAGAAATGGCGGTCGGTGCATCTACTCCCAAGCGCTGCAAGTGAGCCTGATACGGAGCAATGGCAGCATCGTAGGCTTTTGCGCGTTCGCTGTGCGACTTGAATTCGGATACGCCTTTATGGAAGTCAGATTCGCGCCGCTCTGCCTCTGCTGTTAGCAGCTTGATTTCCTCCGGCGTCAAGGCTTCGCCGCGATCAGCTTTCAGGAAAGCTTCTTGCGCCGCTGGTTTCCAGCTGGATGGGGCTTTGCGTGGGGTCGGTTCAGTTTGCTCTGTTTGCTCAACTTCTTTGGCAAATTTCCCCGCTTCGTCA